TTATAACGGCTGGTCATTAAAGCGCTTCAAGTTGGAGCGCACTCGGGAGCGTTGGCGTAGAAGTGAGTGAATCGCACGCCATTTTTGGACAGGGGGTCGATGTGGGGTGAATATCTGGCGCTCCATAAGAGTTGAGGTTGCCCCAGCCAGGATCATCAGCCAGAATGAGCACCACATTGGGTAGCCGTTTCGGGCCTGCACAAGGATTGCAGGTGCCGCAGTAGAGCTGAGGAACATTTTCCTGCTGAGCTTGAGGTCAGAAAGGGGGAGTTGCAGGGACACATAATAACGCGATTGCGCAGGTGTGAGATAAGTGGAGCCTATAACGCAACCTCCACCGCAAACAGCACTGCCATATCGAGGTAAAGGGCGGTTGTTCACAGGGTTTGTGGACTCTCGAAGATATGCATTTGCAACCGGTTACGCGCGAGCTCGTGAGATACGGCGACGGCCTGGTGTTACGTTTGTGACAGGAAGGAGTGAGGAACGAAGACAAAAAGCCAAGTTTCACATGAGCCTGGTGGAATGAAACGAGAGGGTTCTCAAAAGGAGACGAGGAGCTTGGGGATCAAAGGAACCAAAAAATCCAAACAACCACGGATCAGCAAGCGGGGCGAGCGTGGCGCTCGGGGGAACTCACGCTCAACGCCCAAGCTGGTGAAAAAAATCAAGGAAACGATTGCTGAGAAAATTGCGAACCAGGAAGTCAAACCCACGGTAGGTGACCTAATCAAGCTACTGCAATTTGAGAAGGAAATCGAGGAGCAAAAGCCAAAGGAGATTCGCGTAACATGGGTAGAACCATCCGAGAGGCCATCTACTTCCGAGACATAGAGTACAGTCCACTTCCTTCTCAAATGCGATTTCACAAATCCCGAGCCAGATTTAAAGGGTTCTCGGGACCAGTGGGCTCCGGGAAAAGCCAAGCACTTTGTCATGAAGCTATTCGATTGAGCTATCTCAATCCTAGCCGTTTGGGATTATTGGGTGCACCCACTTATGCCATGCTGAGGGACGCCACGCAAAATACACTTTTTGAAATTCTGCAAAAAAACAACATTCCCCATGAACATAACAAAGCTGAAAATGTGCTTGTGATGAAGGATACCGGGTCGAAAATAATATTCCGGCCCGTAGACGAGTTTGAGCGGCTGCGTGGGACGAATTTAGCGTGGTTTGGATTAGATGAGCTGACATATACGCAAGAGGAAGCGTGGCTCAGACTAGAGGCCAGACTAAGAGATCCGATGGCAAGGCGTCTTTGCGGCTTCGCAGTGTGGACACCCAAAGGCTACGACTGGGTTTATCAGCGATTTATACAGGAACCAATAGATGGGTACGATGTGACGCTAGCCGAGCCATATGAAAACCACCACCTGCTGTCGAAAATCCCAGACTTTTATGAAAGGCTGAAGCGAAGTTATGACAAAAGGTTTTTCGAGCAGGAGGTGCTGGGTAAATACCTCAATGTGCACGAGGGACAGGTATACCACGCATTTGACCGTACTCAAAACGTAATTTCTGGAAAAATATATCAGGACCTACCTCTTCGTTGGGCTTTGGATTTCAACGTGAACCCCATGTGTTCAGTAATTGCGCAGATTCAGGGGGACACCGTGGTGGTATTAGACGAAATTGTAATTCGCCGCGCAAGCACCCTAGAGGCCTGTGAGGAATTCGTGAGACGGTACGAGCGTCACCCAGCCGGAGTTTATGTATACGGAGACGCCACGGGAGAAAGGATGCAGACCTCAGGGACGACCGACTTCCGAATCATTCGGGAGTTTTTTTCAAACCGAGGCACCGGACCTGTGTATTACCAAATTCCCCGTAGGAATCCAGACGTCAGGGAACGAATTAGTTTGATCAATGCACTGCTTTGCTCGGCAGACGGGGAAAGGCGTTTATTGATCGATTCGAAGTGCTGTGAGCTGATTTTGGATTTCGAGCAGGTCTCGTATAAGAACGATAGCTGCATTATAGACAAGGAACGGGATCCGAGACGAACGCATTTATCCGATGCGCTTGGCTATATGGTGTGGCATGAATGCCGTCCGCGGGGGCCGATCGGGGAGCAGGACCGAAAGCTGCTATAAGACATCCCAGATAGCCGCTTGAGAAAGTGTTCGATGGCCGTTTGATAAGTCTGAGTAAAATGGCGTCTTTGTTCGAAGTAACAAGCGGAGAAAAGGAGGCATTTTCGAAGCGTGTTTGAGATTGACTATGAGCATCCCGAATATGCCGGCAAAAAGGCTACCTGGAGAAAGTACAAAGACCTATACGCCGGCGGCGAACAATTTAAGGCAAACGCAATTCATTACCTGATTAAAAGGCAAAAGGAGCCACTCGAGGTTTATGGGGAACGGCTTAGCAGAGTTTTTTATGAGAACTATCTGGGGTCAATTATCGACTGGTATGCGGCCACGCTTTTTCGCAGGGAGCCGCTGTTGAGTTTCGAGGGGGAAAACGAGGCAGGGAGGCGGTTTTTCGCGCAACTGACGGAAGATTGCGACTTAAAGGGAACCAGCCTTGCAGATTTTTTTCGGCGCGTTTTTATTGAAGCGCTAGTCTGCGGCAGTGGGTACATTTTAGTGGATTTTCCCAGAGTCGAGGGTCAGGTACTTAACAGAGCAGAAGAGGAAGCAGAAGGAAGATGTAGGGCTTACCTTGTCGACTATGGGCCTTTAGAGCTGATCAACTGGAGTCATGACAGTTCAGGGAATTACGAGTGGGTGGTTATCCGAACGTCAAGGTTGCGGCCAGAAAGCGCGTTTGACTCTAGGTGGAGGCGGGAGACGCGATGGGTTTATTACGACAAAGAGTCGTTTAAAGTTTACCAACGGACGGAAGGGTTCGGAACGAAATCGACTCCGGAGCTGATAGATGAGGGCCGGCACGGACTGGCGACCATCGGCCGCGTACCGTTATTTGACCTAAGGGTAAGCGACGGGCTTTGGCTCACCAACAAAGCTGCTTTGCTCCAACTTGAGCACTTTAACAAATCCAATGCTCTTAGTTGGGCGCTTACCATGGGTTTATTTGCGTCACCGGTAATTTATTCCGAGCGAGAATGGAAGCAAATTGTGGGGGAATCCTATTACATTCAATTGGGTCCGGAGGACAGATTTGGGTGGACGGAACCTGAGGGGCGGGTATATCAGATCGCGGCGGAGAATCTGACGCGGCTTAAGGATGAAATTTACCGGGTATGTTACCTGATGACGCAAGCGGGGGGCACGTTCACTGGCGCGCCACAGTCAGGGTTGAGCAAACAGCGCGACTTTTCCATCACACAAGAGATATTGCGGACTTATGGGGATGCGGTAAAGGACACAATGAAGCGGGTGCTGCGTTCCATTGAGGCGGCACGCCAGGACGGACTGGCGATTGATGTATCCGGCCTGGACGAGTTTGACATCGGGGACTTTAGCAGTGAGCTGGAGGACGCAACGAAGCTACTGGGATTAGGCATCGGATCCAAGACCTTGCGCAAGCAGGTGGTGAAGAAACTGGCCTTAAAGTACCTTTGTGACCTGCGGCAGGAGGTCAAAGACCAAATTGTAAGTGAGATTGAAGCCTGGTGCGAAGAATCTGGGAACGTATAAGGGGAAATATGGACGAGGCACAAAATCGGGAAGATGTTGCTCGTAGCTCGATCGCTAACGAGGTAAAGACAGCCATAAGAGAAACGCTTGAAGAATTCGCTCGACGTGAAGAACAAAAGGCCGAACCGGCATATAAGAACGAACTCGCAGAAGAGCGGCGCAAACGCGAACTGCTAGAGCGGCGCGTGAATGAATTGATCGCTGAAAACGCGCGGAACAAGCAGGCGGCGGAGGAAGCCGAGCGAAATGCCGCCATACGCGCCGAGCTGCAAAGACTTGGAGTGGTCAAAGTGGACTTGGCATTTAAGGCTGTGAAAGATGACATCCATAAGTCCGAGGACGGACAATTGGTGGCTGCGAATGAACAAGGGACAGTAGCACTGCGGGAATATCTGACACAATTTGTAAAGGAAAACCCGGAGTTGCTTCCTCCTCGAAATTTAAGTGGTTCCGGCGCCACACCTAACCCACGTAACTCGCTACTGAACAGCTCGGGTATAGAGCTAGAGAAAATCAAACCCGGCATGGCTGCAGAAGACCTTAATCGCGTGCGCCAGGAAGTGGCAAGAATCGCGGCTCAAGCGTTGGGGGGCCGCGCGTAAGCGGAGTAGTTATTCCTCAGTAAGTTCCACTCTTGCGGGTGGAGTTAACTTCTATAAGGAGAACAACATGGGAGTGATCACTTCAACAAACGTGGCAAATGCCATTGTTAAGCTTGTAGCGGTAGATGCGCTGCCTGCCCTAGTCGGCAATCTAGTGATGGGTAATCTGGTCTGTCGCGATTTTGAGCCGGTGCTTGGGCAAGCAGGAGATACAGTAAATGTTCCTATTCCCCCAGTACTCGTTGCAAATAACCTAGCTGAGGGAGGCGCGGTGCAGCCTCAGAACCCAAGCCTTGGAAATGCGCAAATAGTTTTGAATACGCACGCCGAGGCGACGTTTCAAATTCCAGACGTGACAAAGGTGCTGGCTGCGCCGGACCTGTTAAAGCTATATATGGAGCCAGCCGTTGCGGCTCTGGCGGAAAAGATTGAGACTGACTTGCTGAGTTTATACGCAAGCTTTACTGCAAATGCACCAGTTGGGACACCCGGCGTGCCGGTTACGGAAGCGGTGATTGACGGCGCGGAGACAACACTATTTCAAGCCAAAGTTCCTGCAACAGAGCAAAAGTTTTTGGTGGTTGACGCCGCGACATACTCCCAACTGAGACAAATCCCCCGGTTCAGCGAATATCAGACCGCAGGTGAAGCCGGCCTGAAGGCCCTAGTGGATGGAACTGTTGGAAAAATAAAAGACTTCTACGTGTTCCGGTCCCAATTTGTCCAAAAAACCGGAACTGCACCAACAACAACACATAACCTGGCGTTCGCCCGCAGTGCGCTGGGATTGGTAATGCGTCGCCTACCACAGCCATTGCCAGGTACAGGGGCAATCGCCGAATACGCAGAGCTGGGCAATTTTGGCATGCGAGTTGTAATGAGTTACCAGCCGAACACACTGGCTCAGCAGTTTACGGTGGACGTGCTGTATGGGGTCGGGGTATTGCGGAATAGCTTTGGAGTTCAAGTAAACAGCTAAGATCTGCGCGGCTGGCCAGGATGTAGAAAGCTGTTTGTGCTGAAGGGGCGCCGCCGCTGGAGGGCGGCGCGGCGGCGCCGGATGTGCCTCAGTATAGATGTTGTGAAGAGGAGGTGTCGACATGAATCTGAAAACCTTTTACCAAAAACTGAAAAACACTGAAGAAAGTATTCCGGAGCCATTTGTGGTGTTGATAAGTAACGCCACAGCCGATGGCGGGAAGCCGGGCGTTTATACAGAGGTCTCGCGAAGGGTGGCAGCGCGGCTAATTTTGGATGGATCCGCGCGGCTGGCGACTGAGGAAGAGACGCTAGCATATCGAAAGCAAATCGAAGAAGCGCGTCATGCAGCTCAACAAGTGGCGGCGGCAAGCAAAATCCAGGTTATGCTTGTTTCCGATCCCAGTGGAAATTTACAGGCAAAGCAGGGCCCTGGTTCGTCCCAGAACTAGTAATGACGGCCCAGGAGCGACTTTATAGCCATGGCGTTATTTATAGATGGGAACATATCGACACTTGCGGATTTGCGCGCTCAGGAAAGCTCGATATTAGACTTGGCGAGTTCGGAAGGAATTGATTTGTCAGCGAAGCTAACAGCAGCGCAGGAGGAAATCGAGCTGGAGCTAATGGACTTTTTGTCACGGCAAACAGAGCCGAATGGCAATGCGCGGAGCAATGGATTTTCGGAGATTCAAAAAATAGTAGTAACACGTGTTCTGCGAACATGGCACACAGTAAAAGCTTTGGAGTTGATTTACAAAGATTGTTATAGCAGCTATTTTAACGACCGGTACTTGCGGAAATGGCGAGAATACGAGAAGGCGGCAGCTCGGGCGGAACAGCGATGTTTAAGTATGGGAATCGGCATGGTATGGGATCCGATCCGAAAGGCGAACGCGCCGAATATCGAGTTAGCTAGCGGGGATTTGGAAGCCGGAATTTACTGGATTCATATTGCGTGGACCAACGCAGAGTGTGCCGAGGGTGCAGCGAGCGATGTTACTTCATTTGCATTGGAAGGGAAGGGTGGGATGTGCATTACAACAGCCGAGGCACCGGAAAATGTTCGGGGATGGAACGTATATTTGGGGACCGATCCCGAGGAAACAATGCGCCAAAACGATACACCGCTGGCTATAGGTGCGACATGGAAAGCAGTGGGTGCTGGGATTAAGAAGGGGGCGAGAGCGGGTAATGGACAGGCGCCAGACTATTACGTTCGTCTGATGCGTTTGGTTGAGAGGGGGTAAGCGCGTTGGCTCAGGTAAGCAGTGTTGGAACTAGAGCCGTCAGGGCATTTTTGTTGGGACCTACGGGCTTGGCGTCAAGAGTTGCGGAGCTAAGCGAGCGTGAGGGCTTTAAGTTTGCTGGAAGGGAGAACGCTCCAATCGTTGAACAAAACGTGTCCTTCGAAATGGTGGAGCGAAGCGAAGGAGTCAACTATCCCGCGATTTACGTCTACTGTGAAAAAGTCGCCAATACACTCAGAGAAAAATTCCGCAGGTTTTCGGGAGAAGCCCGCATAGCGGTGGAAGTAAGGTTATCGGAGGACAGACTCGCTGAGTTACAGCGGAAGCTTATGCTGTGGACAGAGGCGGTGACTAACGTTCTGGAGAACCACCGCGGGGACTGGGGGGAAGGGATGTTTTATGGAGGTGGTTATGAAATCAGTTTTTCGAGTGTGAAACGAGGTGGAAAAAACTACATTCAGACAGCAAAAATCAGTTTCAACGTTGATGTAAGCATTGCTTGACGGAAGAGGTAGCTGGAAGTAGGGCAACACCATGATATGTCACGTCGCATCGAACGATAATCGTTTTTATGCCGCGATAGAGTCAGCGTTCGGCAATGCGCCTGCTGTAAAAGCGCGAGACCGACTACCGGCGGTAAGGCTGCGGGCGCAGCAGAATGTAGAGCGGGTTGCGCGGCGAGATAAGATAGGTGGCAGAAGTTTTCCGGGGCTTCCTTCGGGTATCAGACGCTATACTACGTTCGAGCTCGAGACTTATTTGACTGGATGGGAGGGGCAGCCTGAGGAGCCCGGATATGGCGCATTATTTCATGCGGCGCTGGGCAACGCGCCAGTGTATTCCGATGGAGGGGTTGCTGGAGAGGGCAGCGACGGAAGAACCTTGAAGTTTTCTCGTCCCCACGCGCTTGCAGTTCACCAGGCAGTGGTTTTTGGAGGTGAAATCCGGTTTGTTTCTGCTGTAGTAGACGAGCAGTCGGTGATTCTCAATGCACCGTTCAGCCGCACACCGACGAGTGGGGAAGCATTTGGCAAAACCTTAACCTACTATCCGGGAGAAGACCTGCCGAGTGTGACCATTTTTGACTATTGGACGCCGGCTGAGACAGTGCAGAGGATCATTTGTGGCGCGGCAGTGAACACGATGCGGATTCGCATAAATGGAGACTTGCACGGGTTTTCGTTCAGCGGGCAAGCGCAAGATATTGTCGACAGCGCCAGCTTTGTACAAGGGCAGGCGGGTTTGGCAGGCTTTCCCGAAGAGCCTGTTACAGAGGCGTTTAATTACTCAGTAGTACCAGGCAATTTAGGGCAAGCATGGCTAGGGAACACTCCCGATCGCTTTTACACAATTGTGACAGCCGAGGTTGTATTAAACAACAATGTGCAGTTACGGAGCCGAGAATTTGGTTCTGAGCTAGCGAAGTGTATTGCCGCAGGCATGCGATCCGTAACCACGGACTTTAGTTTGTATGCGCTGGGCGACAGCGCGACAAAAGAATTGTATCAAGCGGCCCGCCAGCAGAGCCCTGTGGAGGTAATGTTCCAGCTTGGCGAGCAGCAAGGGCAACTGTGCGGGGTATATCTCAGAAACGTAAAGTTAGAGCCACCTGATTTCGATGACAGTGAAATCAGACTGCAGTGGCGGTTTCGAGGTTGCCGGGCGCAAGGGCAGTTCGGCGACGAGATGGTAGTAGCTTTCGGATAAAGCTATGGAATATGAAAGTTATCGCGTTGTAGATTCTGTTCATTATCCGGGTGTATCCTTTACGATTCTCAGGATGTCCCTGGAACGGCGGTTAGAGTTGACGAGGCGCATTTTTGCTTTGGCTCAAAAGCACGAATATTTACAAGCTGGTAAAGATGCGAAGGATAAGATAGAAGCGGCAATAGTTGCGGCTGAGGTAGACAGAATTTACCTGGAATGGGGACTGATTAAGGTTGAGGGGCTAGTGTTGGACGGGGAGATTGCAACGCCGCAGCGCCTATTAGAAGCCGGGCCGGAAGAGTTGTGTCGCGAAGTATTGATGGCTATTCGGTCGGAATGCGGGTTGAGCGAAACAGAACGAAAAAACTGATCGTCGCCTTTCGCTTTCATGCTTCAGACCGGGCCGGGTGGAAGTGCGACGTATGCAGGGCTCAAGGCCTGGAGGAGCGCAGGCGGTGTGGCTGGAATGGACGATTGCGGGGCAGATCTGAGCGTGTGGTATGGGCGGATGGGGACTACTACACAACGGAATGCCCAAAGTCCTGGATAACAGCGGAAAGTATAGCCCTAATTGAGGAGTATCACGTGTGGAAGCAACTCCGATGTGGGGATCTGCGAACGTTGAGCGCAAGGCAGGCGGAAGCATTCCTGCTGATCGAAAATGAAGTTGCAAGATTTCGAAGACTTAGGGCTTCACTGTCTTCGGCGGATAGTAATAACCAAAAGGTAGGCGACTGTCGATGGGGACGGCATGGGTAAGACGATGCGAGTGAATAAGAGCGCCGTACAGGGGGGATGAAAAATGGGTGAGACCGATGATACGGTACGTAAATTAGTGGGAGACATGGGGGAATCTGATTGGATTGGGATTGCGCAACAGGGCGGGTTGCAGTCACTTGTGCCATACAGGGAGCAGGAAGTCACCGAGACGCTGTGGGCGGTCACTAGAGAATTAGACAATCTGCGAGCTGTAACCGAGCACCAAATTGAGGTGATTGGCGAAAACACTCAAGCGATTGTTGAAAACACGCAGCGGCAAAGCGGGGGCGGCGTGGCGTCAGTGATAGGTGAAGTGGGCAAAAGTGTGTCCGGCCTGTTTACCAGCGGAGTAGCTTTTTTACCAGTTTTGTCGGGCCTGGTAAGCCTATTCGGTCATAGCAAATCCGTGGAAGAGGCACCGCCGGCGACATATTCCATGCCGCCGGCGATGAATCTGGAATATGGTTTAGAGGGAGATTCAGGGTTGGTAGGTGGCGAAATTTACTATGACCAGAGCGGCCAACCGCGCGTGACTGCCACGGACAGGACGGTTTACGCTCCACAAGTCACGGTTCAAGTACAAGCGCTCGACAGTCGTTCGTTTTTGGACCACAGTAATGAAATAGCAAAGGCAGTGAGAGAAGCAGTGTTGAATGCCCATTCCTTAAATGAGGTGTTGTACGAGCTGTAACAAGTCATGAGTACATTTCCAGTTCTTAAGACAGGCGCGAGCGCGCAATATCCCGTAACGCGTTCGCTTGTACATGCCACACGCGTGCTCCAGTTTCTAGATGGTAGCGAGCAGCGCTACCGGCGATATGGGAAGGTGCAGCACACATGGGTGGTTAGACTGAGCCTGCTGGATGAAATGGAGCTCCAGCAATACGAGAACTTTTTTCGAATACAACGAGGAAAGCACGGAAGCTTCTCATTTACGGATCCGTGGAGCGGACGCGAGTATGCCAATTGCAGCATGGACACGGACACTGTTGATTTGGATAGCCAGGACGTTGGTAGGGGAAGCATAACGGTAAGAATCCGGGAGAACGCGGTTTAAAATGGGATACTTTCCGCAGTTATTAAGCGGCGCTATAGTTCAATATCCCTTCGCGAAGCGGTTGCGATGTCGGACGGCAATAGTCACACACCTAGACGGGACCAGCACGAAGTTTGCTGACGTAGGGAACGATGCTGTGGTGTGGGACTTTGTGCTGCAAGGGCTCAACGGCCTGGAATGCGGCGAACTCGAGTCATTTTTTGAGACGATGGCGGGCCGGCTAGGTGAGTTTACTTTCTTGGACCCAGGAGCAAACTTACTTAGCTGGAGCGAAGATTTAACCGCGGCTTGCTGGGTGAAGGGGCCGGCAATCGCCTTATCCGTTGGATTGTTGGATCCAACCGGGGGAAATAGTGCCGCAAAGATAACGAACCAGGGCGCGGCGATACAAAGTGTCGAGCAAAGGATTGCTGCACCGAGCTGGTTCCAGTACTGTTTCAGTACATATCTCCGAAGTGACCAGGCGACGCGGGTTACTCTAACACAATCGACCAGCAGTACAAAGGAAAGCGTCACATTCACAATAGGGCCCAACTGGAAACGGTACGTTCACTCGAAGCTCATGAGTAGCAATGAGGAACAAGTTACCTTCGGGATTGACGCAGATGCCGGTGTATGTTTTGAGGTGTATGGGTTGCAGGCTGAGGCTCAATTATATCCATCACAATATAAGAGGACAACGAGCAGAAATGGAATCTACTCACGGGCACGTTTCGACATGGACGTACTGTCAGTGAGCGCGGAAGGGCCGGAAGCGTACTCCTGCCGTATTCGAATAATAGCGCCCATAGGGGAACAAGGCTAAAATGGCATCGATTGCCGAGCTCAAAGAACAGACTTACGCCGAAACTCCGCTATTTCTTATAACTTGTGAGTTTGTCTCTGGAGAAGTGAGGAGGTGGAGCACACACAACGTCAGTGCTGACGGATTGGGTTACGAAGCGCGAATCCTTCAACATAATCTGTTTGCGATTCAAAGTGAGTCAGATGATGGAGTGGACGGCTCTTCCAAGGTCATTCTGGTACTTGATAACGCCGACTCGTTATGTTCCCAGATTGAGCGCGGCATAGGTTGGAAAGGGACGAGGATTACAGTCCGTTTTTTATTTTTCGACCTAAAGAATGGATCGGCTGCGTCTGAAAGCATGGTGATATTTAGCGGCACCGCCAGCGCACCGGAAGAAATCACAGAGACAGAGTGCAGGGTCACGTTTACAAACCGGATGAGTTTGCAAAGGCTACTCATTCCCGAAAGTCGCATCCAACGCAGGTGTCCCTGGAAGTTTCCATCGACAGCAGCACAAAGGGCGGAAGGATCGCGGGAAGGGGCTGATAATAAGTATTCGCCGTTTTACCGATGCGGGTACTCGCCTGATTTACCAGGGGGAGTTGGAAATCTCAACGGGAAGGAGCCGTATTCCTGGTGCGATTATACCCGGAGCTCTTGCGTAGAACGGGGTATGTTTGACACTGACGGACACGGGAACCAAACTCGTCGGTTTGGCGGGATCGAGTTTGTGCCTCCTACCACGCTGGTACGGAGTTATGGGGAAAGAGGCTTTCACGTCTCACCGGTGTTGGAAAACGAAGGCCGGTATAACGATTTCGTTCCCATTATTTACGGAACAGCGTGGTACGGTCCCCCCATTGTGTTCGCAAGGAACGATGGGAACCTGACCCGCATGGAAGTATTACTGGGAATGGGTGAGATCCAGGGGGTGCTCAAAGTTTTGGTTGATGACGTGGAAGTTCCGGAGGGGCGTAATGGAGTGAACATGACTGCCACGGGATGGTACAACGTGGTGAGTTATGGGGGAAGGCGGGGCGCCTTTAATGTAGATTTCCTCGACGGAAACGGGAACCCTGCCGGGGATCCATACGGCAGCATGGCGTTTATGTCGTTGGTGGTTCCAAACCGGATCAACGACGGGAAGTCCCTTCCGCGGGTACAAGTCTTGTTGCAGGGCTTGAAGGTACCGAGGTACAGCGGGGATGGGACATTTTTGGGTGAAAGCTTCGATAATAATCCGGCTTGGATTCTGCTCGACCTACTGAGGCGAAGCGGATGGCGGATAGACGAAATAAACCTCGCCAGTTTTTCGGCAGCGGCTGCCTATTGTGCCGAAATGATACCTGCGCAGGACCTATATGGAAATCCGATACACATTCCAAGATTTCAGTGCAACTTAGTGCTGCGCAAGAGACGAAGTTTTGCTGAGGTGGTCCGGGGCATACGCATTGGGAATCGATTGCAGTTACGACAGGACTCCGAGGGCCGTTTAGAACTAAGAGTGGAAAGCACACTAGCACTTCAGCAACCGGAGAAGCTGCCCGGCAGTAACAGCCGTGAATCTTTAAACGGGGGATGGCCGGCTTACGAATTTGGGGACGGAACCTTCGGTTTTTCAGGAATTCTTCGGAGAAGCGACGGGCAGCCGGCAATCCGACTTCGGGCGCGGAGCAATGCAGATACGCCGAACAGGTTTAGCATCGAATTTCAAGACGCGCTCAATGAATACCAACAGGACAGCCTCTCGGTGGTGGATGTCGATGATGTTTTGAGAACGGGTCAAGAAATCAGCGTTTCGCTCAACGCGCTGGGGCTGCCGAACGCGAACCAGGCTGCCCGCATTTTGCAGCTACAACTGGACAAGTCGATACGTGGGGCAACATATGTTGAATTTGAAACGAGCGTACGGGGGGTCGGCCTCAAGCCGGGAGATATTATCACCCTAACTTATCTAAAAGAAGGGTTCCAACGCCAGCCTTTCCGGATTGTTAACATGACACCCGGATTGAACTACGAGACCGTTCAGATTACCGCGCAGTTACATGATGATCGCTGGTACGGCGACGCCTCACCAACAGGTACGGGCAGCACCTGTTCGGGACGTCAACCGGGCTTCGAGGTGAGATTGCCGCGACCTCTAATAGGGGACGTTGTGGGAGAGAATGGCGAGGCCCAGTTTGGCGTAGCCGAAACTGTTGAACCGACGTATGACGGACAAGCAAGTGTGCAATTGAAAGTCGGGTTCATCGCTCCAGTGGCTCCTGGATGTGCAACAGTTCAGGCTCCTATGCTGAGTCTAACCCCTGAAGTTTCTAGCACAGGTGGCACACTTACGGGGGGGCAGACACTCTATTACGCCGTGAGCGCCATCGGTCCAGATGGTTCTGAAAGTCCGCTGTCTTTTACTGTAAGGGCGGCCATCTGTGCCGAGACCAATACTAATCAGGTGACACTGACAGACCTAAGTTTCGCACCGGGGATCAAAGGATTTCACGTATACCGCGGGGAGACACCTAGCGCCCTGTTTCGCATTGCTTCTGATTTGCCTGTCGCTACGAAATTCAGCGACGCCGGATTGCCCATGCAACTGATGGCAGCGCCAGACGAAAACTATGATCATGCCAACTTTTACTGGCGACTCGAGCTGCAACCTGAGTGCATGGCAACTTTTTGGTCATGGGACTCGATCGGCAACGATGATCTGGGCATGCCTGAAAACGGCTACTGCGGCATGGTTGTGCGTATCACCAAAGGCAAAGGGGCTGGGCAGGAAAGGGCAGTCCTTTCGAATAGCGCTACCCGGCTGACGGTAGTAACCAAGTGGGATATTGAGCCGGGGCCAGACAGTGCTTTCGTAATCGCGGAATCAAGCTGGCATTTTGGCGTCATGGCTCGAACGAGCCCGGCGGCATTTGATGTACCAAACCGCTGGGGGGCGACGATTCATATTTCCGGCCGGTCGGCAAATGTTCAGAATAAGGAATGTGCTTACGAGCTCTCACCACTAACCCGCTGGCGGATCGGGAGTTCGAGCGCCAAAACATTCGATGCCGATGTTCCAGGGAAACCCGCGTTCGGACTGTACGGCGGCGGGCAGGGAACTCTGGAACTGGTCGGAATATCCTTTGAGGATCTTTCCAATACGCGAACGATCTCCTCAGGGACACTAACGTTATATTACTGGCCTGAACTCATGGGGTTGTCGGAAATCGCCCTGGCTGTCGATATCGGAGCGGGTGATGGTTTCATCGATCTAAACCAAGCGGGCAGCGCGCAACCAGGGAGTCTGGTCCAAATCGACACGGAAGTGATGCGAGTGGATGGAGTGCTGAACGACGGCCAGCGATATGCTGTGACGCGAGGTTTTCACGGGACATCCATCGGGAGCCATGCGGCACATACGCCCGTATATCATTTACGCCAAAAGGTGTACATCATACCTTTTGTGCGGGACTTTTTCGGGAGCCCGGCAAGCGGGTCGTTTAGTCACTCCGTGTTTTTGCCGAATGTGAGGATTGCCAGTGCAACGCTGGCGATGACCAACAGCAGGGGACAAGGCCCGGCTGGCGAACTCGCTCTGACCCAAACCATCGAAAGAGGGCTCCGGACACTGTCAGGCGGACAACTGTGCATACAGGTTCAGGGGTACCTGGCCATTCAATCTGACGCCACTCCGGTGTTAGTGGTGGACGAAGCGTGTTCGGTGCTCGACGTGTTCGCCACGGTACGGGAAGCGCCAGCAGGAGCACCGGTCGTCGTTCAACTTAAGCAGAATGCTCAACCATACTGCACATTGACCATTCCCGCGGGATCGAAAACGTCTAACGTAGTGGACGGCGCCACTTTGGCGCCTTTGGAGAGCAAGGCCGAATTGAGCCTAGACATTCTTTCGGTGGGACAAACGGCGGCTGGGAGCCCGGGACAGGATCTGACAGTTACAATTCGGTTATAA